TGCAGCAAAAGGTAAACTAGGTAACTTTAACCTATAATATTACTATATACAGCTATAAAGGAATTATAAAATGGCTATTTCAAACACAGACTTCCAGAATATCGCTCTGGCAATCTCCGCCTACTCAGATGAGGCATACACAACTGCCAAGAAACTGAACGGCACAGGCATCGTTGCTTCTGACCAGCGCATCGACCTTTCCGGTGAATCTTTCATCGGTCAATTCCGTTGGTACAAGCCTTTGTCAAGCACTGTAAACGTTGCTTCTTTGTCTTCAGCCACAGATGGTTCGTACACAAGCATCAGCACAGATGTTGCTGACTTCGTTAAGACTGTTCGTACTTTCGGTGCAGAGCAAGTTAACATGCAAGAAGTTGTATCTAAGCAAGACGGTCTGGCTAAAATTGCCCGTGACTTCGCTGAAGTTCGTGCACAAGACGAGCATGACGCTCTGTTGGCAGTCCTCAAAGGTGTTGCTGCTCACGAAGTAAGCTTGGGTACCACTTCTGGTATCGTAGATTTCGACACAGACGCAGACGCTTCTGGTGTTGGTTCTTTCGTTGACGTAAACGCTCTGGGTCTCCACGGCGCTGCTGCAACTGGTGCTGGCGATGCACGTAAATTGTTTGACTCATCCGCTATGGGCGCTGCCCGTGGTGAGCGTTTGTTCCGCTCCATCGGCGCTGCATTCAAAGACTATGAGCCTGATTTCATGTACATGGTTACTTCTCCTGAAGTGATGGCTGAAATGCGTGCTGCTAACTTGGTTGACGAAACTACTGTTACTGAAGGTAACATCGAGTTCACAACTATCTTTGGTGGAAAATTCCGTCTCATCATGACTCGTGCCAACCAAGGTAACGTAGCTGCTGAAGCTGAAGTTAACGCACAGTCTACAAAGACAACTTTCATCATCAAGCCGGGTTCTGTAGCTTCTGCTGCTATGCCAATCCCAACACCTGTTGAAGTAGACCGCAATGCTGCTTCTTACATGGGTGGTGGTTCTACTAACGTATGGTACCGCTGGGGCTATGCAATGCACCCAATGGGTTACGACTGGGCCGGTGCAACCACTGCATTCGCTTCTAACACAAATATGGGCGCTGCCGCTTCTTACGCACGTAAAATGGACGCATTGAACTTGGGCATCTTGCCTATCTTCCACGCTTAATATAACTATAGGAGAGAGAACTAATGGCACTTGTACTCAATACAAACAGCTACGTTGAAATAGCAGACGCTGATACATACTTTGAGACTCGTATTGATAGTGCCAACTGGTTTGACGCTACAGACGAAATCAAAGAGCAAGCACTTGTTACAGCTACCTACATGGTAGATGACAACTCTTGGATTGGTTCTGCTGTTAGTTCCTCTCAAGCTTTGGCTTGGCCCCGTAAGAATGCTTTCTACTACGATAATCGTATGGGAACCACTCTTACGGTGGCTGACTCAGAAATACCCAATAAAGTTAAAGTTGCTGTTTACGAACAAGCATTACACTTAGTCAACAACGAAGATGTTCTGATGGGGCAGTCTCAAACTTTTGAGTCTATCTCTATTGGTTCTATTTCGTTGTCTGACTCCAATGGAGACGTCACTAAGATTCCCCGGCGACCAGTTGAAGTACTCAGAAGCATTAAGCCTCTGATAATTCGTGGTTCAGGTGGAATGGGTGGCTCTTGGTGGAGGGCTAACTAATGTCTTTAAAGACTAAACTTAAAGGAGCAGTAGACAAAGCGTTTGCCGCTGCTGGCGACTTAGTACTTACAGGCAAACTAACTAATGTAACTGCAAAAGGATATGACTTCTCGAATGGAACAACTGATTCCACAACGAAGAGTGAGTCCGTGCAGATAATAATACTAGATACAAAGAAGTCTGCTGGTCAAGCTTACAATGCCACAGCTATTATAAAGTCAGGTCCAACGCTGGACAACTATGACTCTGTAGTAGTAGGTAAAGATAAGTACAGCATTATAGACATCTCAGACAATGGATTCTCTGTTGACTTGACACTGAAGAAGGAGGTATAATGTTTACACAAACTTTAACCGATATCGAAGGTGTTTTTGCTAGTTCAGCTTGGACTACTAACAACATTAAATCTATCCCTGCCAACTATGAAGGGGACATGTCTTCCGTATCAGAGTATGTTCATTTATCTGTCATGCCATCAAACAGCGAGCTACTCGCTTTTGGTGTTGATAGAAAGTTAAGTGGCCTTGTTGCTGTCAAAATCTTTGTTCCTGCCGGGTATGGTCAACGCCGCCTTATGGAAATCGCAGATTTACTTGACACTGTACTACAATACAAAACTTTAACTAATGGGACTAGGCTTGATAGTTCTTACATTAACGTAGAGGGGCTAGACCCTCGTAATGAATCGTTCTATAGCGGTTCATACTTCATACCATTTACGCTATACGGAGAAAATTAATATGGCACACATTTCATCATTAGGTGCTGGTATTTTCACATACCTCGACATCTTCACAGGCACAATCCCTGCTGGTACAGACACATCTGCTGAATACGCAGCTTTGTATGCAAGCGGCACAGCTGGCACAGACGTAAAACGTATGCCTTCTGTTCGGGAATTCCCTGCAATCGGTACACCTGCAAACATCGTAAACGTTCCTGTTTATGGTCAGAAGACATCTTCGCAGGTTCAAGGTCAGGCTGATGCGCCTAGCCTCGAAATCACAGTTAACTACATTGCGGAAGACATGCAAGACTTCCACGCTCTGATTGACGGCGAACCAAAAGTATTCCGCTTCATGATGTGTTCAACACCAGTAACTGAAGCTGAAGGCACAGGCCAAGCTACTCTTGCTGTTGACAACACTGAATTTTACTTCACAGGTAAAGTTGAAGCTATCTTGGTTAACCCAGCATTGACAGACGCAACTACTGCTACTGTTACTTTGTCTGCTCAAACAGACTTCGTTGGCCCAGCAACTCTTGCTGCAAGCTAATAACTAACTAAGGGGGTTCCTTCGGGGACTCCCTGACCTTTAAGGACACATTACAATGGACAAACCATTCAGTAAATCATTCGTAATGCGTACTACCTTCCGCCACATGCGGCGTAGTGTTGATATCAGTATTAGAAAGAGTTTTGAACGGTTCCAAGACTTCGACCAGAATTCAAAAGCTGGACAAGAGATTATGGAAACCCTATCAGTATTACACACAGTACGCAAAATGCTTGACGACTTTCAAGCAGCGAATCCAGAACTATTCACAGATAAAGATAAATTAGGATAAAATCAATGAAACATCTTGTTGGAAAATCAGTAACAGAAAAAGTACCTTTCATGGGTGACGAAGTAGAAGTTAAGAAGTTGACTGTTGGTCAAGTCATGAGTTTGCAACAGCTTATTTTAGCTGCAGCAGATGGTGGTGATGAGAACGCACAACTTAAACTCCTTTGTGACATCATTAAGATTGCCGTTGTCGGGGCAGAAGAACTTACCGATGAAGATTTTAATACGTTCCCTATTCAAGAACTAACAACCCTTTCAGAACACATCATGCGCCTGTCTGGTCTTGGTGGGACTGAGGGAAACTAACACAGTCCGAAGAGAACCTGTATGAAATAGCGTTCATGCTTGGGATGCCTGTGTATAAGATACTGGACGAGATGCCCCAGAACGAACTAATGGGCTGGGCGCAATACTTTAAGAGAAGACCCTACGGTTGGCGAGAAGACCAACGTACTGCTGTGCTTGTTCAAGCGCAAGGGTATAAGGGTAAACCTGAAGAGCTCTTCCCTTCACTTAAGCAACTTAAGGACGGTGTTCCTGCTGAGATTAAAGCTCTACCTAAAGGCAAATTCCTCGAAATGATGATGGGGGCTAAGGGTGGTGATGAGTCTGGTTGGACCCCTCCGTGGATGAACAAGAAATGACAGACATCTCTTTGGAAGTAATTAACTTTGAGAAAGCAATGCGGCAGCTGGAAAAAGATATTCTGGCTGCTGGTAATATAGAAATTAAAGCACGTATTGAGTTTGGTACTCAACAACTTAGACAGGTAACACCTGTAGACACTGGCGAAGCTAGGTCTGGTTGGTATAATGAAATGGACTTTACTCGAAGAGGTAAGCTCCTCAGCGGGACTATTATTAATGAAGTTGAGCATATCAGCGAGCTTAATAATGGTAGTTCAAAACAAGCACCTAAGTACTTTATAGAACAGGTGTTATCTAAAATAGGTTTAATCACCCCCATATAATATATGCCCCTGATGGTATTCTCGACATACGAGATTTACTGTTAGGGGCTTTTTTATGAAAAGGAGGACTACATGTCAGGTGTAGAAATTCGGGTACGTGCTAATGCCGCACAGGCCCAGAGAGAAATACAGAAGACTGGTCGCAGTATTAAGGGTTTAGAAACTCAAGCTGCAGACCTTACAAAGACATTCCGTAGAATGGCTATGGGTCTTACTGTCGTATTCGGCGGTGTAGGGCTTACGAAAAGTATTAATGGTGCAGCAGATGCTATGATTGGTCTTAACAACAGAGTTAAGCTAGTTACTAAAGATGCTACAACAACACAGAAGACAATTAAAGACTTGTTTGATATTGCTGCTCGGTCGGGTGGTAGTATTGATGCCGCTGCGGAGACCTTCAACCGCTTTGGTTTGGCGCTCAGAGACTCTAACAAGCCAGTAGGAGAACTACTGAAGGTAACTGAGGCTGTACAGAAGGCCGCTATTATCTCTGGTTCTGGTGCTGAGTCAGCCAAGGCTGCTATCATTCAGTTAGGTCAGGGTCTTGCCTCTGGTCAGCTACGTGGACAAGAACTTAACTCGGTACTCGAACAGATGCCTCGCCTAGCACAGTCTATTGCTGAAGGCATGGGTATTCCTTTTGGTAAGCTACGTGAAGAAGCCGCAGCTGGTAAGATTACAGCTGAAGCAGTCTTTCAAGCCCTACTAGATGGTGCTGAGAAGATTGACCAAGAATTTGCTACACTACAATTTACAACCTCTGACCTTGCTACTGTTATGCAGAATGAGCTTACTAGGGCCATTGCAGAGTTTGATAAGGTTTCTGGTTTCAGTGATGCCTTTAAACGAAAGATATTAAGTCTAACTAAAACCTTTAGGTTTGTTGGTGAGAACATTGCTCGTTGGGCTTTGAACGTTGAGCTTGCTTTCCTGATTGCTGAATCACAAGCAAAAGACTTTATAGATACATTCAAGAGTTTGTTCAGTGAAAACTTTAATGCTAGTGACTTTGCGAATTCGATTGTTGATAGCGTTATTAATACATTTGAATCTGCTAAAGAACGAGTAAAAGAGGCATTCTTAAACTTATTCGGGGAAAAGTCCTTTGATGAGTTTGGAGACGAAGTTAAAATTGCTCCTAAGTTTGAATTTAGTACAGCAGATTTGTTTTCTGGATTTGACACGGCTCTTGCGGTCTTTACAACCTTTAAAGATAACGTCATTCGAATCTTCACAGAACTGTATGACAGACTCTTTACTAAGTCTCTATGGACTGGTATGTTTATTGACTCTCACAGAGAGCGGGGCGCTCTTCTGTCTTTTGGTAGTGACATCACAGCTTTCATGGCTAAGCCTCTTGCTGCCTTTGGTAAGTTCAAAGATGATTTTATTAAGTTTGCAACAGAGCTATATGACAGCTCTACTCAACAGTGGGCTAATACAGTAGAATACTTTAACAAGGTTAGAGCTGAACCTAGAATACTTGACAAAGATATCAGGCTAGCTTATAAGAACTCTGTTGAAGAGTTAGAAGGCCGCTGGACTCAGTTCACTGACTTTGTAACTAACAAGAAGCCTGAACCTACTTTTGCTGAGACCCTCACTGCAACTTGGGACACAGCTGTTGGTAACATGAATACACGCTGGAGTACCTTCGTAACAACTATTGGTGCTGCGCCCCCTATAGATGACTCTTTTACTGCTAAACTTAAAACTAACTTTGATGCTGTTATCCTAAAGATGGGCGAAACTTACGACGAATTCGTGAGCGGCATATCAGACGGTGATGAACAGACTTATCCTACATTTGACTCTATAACTACAGGGTTTAATAGTGCAATGGATAAACTCAAGAACATATTTAAGGATACGGTTGATATTATTACATCAACCCCTATCTTTATTTTGGTCTCAACTGCAGCTGAGAATATCTCAATTAACTTTGATTCGATAAAAGAAAGTATTGATGAGTACTTCGCTACAAATGAAGCGGCTCTTTCTGCTGCTGTAACTGCGGGTATTGCTCTCGCATTTAAACCTGAGTTACTTAAAGGTGTGATGCGCAAGGGTATCCTTGGTGGCCTTGTTGCTGCTGCCGCCCTAAGTACAGACGACCCAGAATTTCTAGAAAGCGTTCGTGAGGCAGGTAAAGGCTGGGGGCAAGCATTTGCATCTCTTGTTTCTGGTGATGGTGATATTATTGCTAGGGTTTCTGGAGGTCTTGCAGATTTGCTAAAAGCAGCTGGCGAGGGTCTTGGCGCTGGTCTTTTCCCTGAAAGTATGCAAGGTACAATCGCAGATAACCTCGGTACTGCCCTTGTTGGTGCTTTGGCTTTATTTACATTCACACCTACTCTTGCAAAGTCTGTTCTTAACCTTGGAATGCGGATATCTCGTAAAATATTCGGTTCAACATTTGCTGCTTCAGCTTCCTCAAAGATAGCTAGTGGCTTGTCTACTGCTATGCTAGAAGTACAGACTAACCCTAAGACTGCAAATGCTGCAAATGCTCTGGGTAAGGTAATGGGTAATAGTATTAACGCTGCTCTAACAAGTTTCGCTGTTAAAGGCATATCTGATGCAGTCGTTGATGATGATGCTATGGGTGGTCTCGGTGAGGCTGTTGATGGTGCTTTAGGTGGTGGTACTTTAGGTGCTCAGATTGGACTTATGGTAGGTGGACCTCTTGGTGCGGCTATCGGTGGTGCAGGTGGTTTCCTTCTTGGCGGTCTCTTGGATGTTCTAAACAATCCAGAGTTAGTGCAAAAGATAAAGGACATCTTTAATAATGCTATAGACGTTATTACTACTTTCTTTACAAGCATACCGGAAACAGTTGGTAATGCTATGGTTGAAGGTTTCACAAAGGCTTGGGAATACTTATCTGGTAAGCTTTCTACAATTAAAGACTTCTTTACAGGTGGCTCTGACGGTGGTAGTAGTGACCAGAACTCTCTTCCACCTGTCTATGACGGTTACGCCAAACAGTCTAATGAAACTGATGAAGAGTATAAAGAGCGTGTTGGTTTTGCTTCCGGTGGTTATGTTTCTGGCCCCGGTACAGGAACTTCTGATGATATTCCTGCTATGCTTTCTAACGGTGAGTACGTTATTAAAACTGCTGCTGTTAACAAGATTGGTAAAACTAAGCTAGACTTACTAAACCAAGGCATACTACCTAAGTTTAATACTGGTGGCCTTGTAGGTCGTGCTAGGCAAGAAGTTAAGGACTCTTTCGGCAGGGGTGATACTCAGCTGGCACTTGAACTTCTTTCTGTTGTTGAACAGCTTGGTAAGCTCGATGAAGTAACTGAAGGGCTAACTGCTGAAATGGCTAAGGCCGTAACGGAACAAGTCAGGGCTAACAACACTAAAGAAGACGAAGACGAAAAGGCTGCAGCGATTATTGCTTTTGGTAACGATTTTAAAGCTGAACTTGCTGGCGGATTATCCTATGCTATTAAGTCAGGTGACTTTAAAGGTGCCATAACAGGTATCTTAGATAGCTTCACAAGTCAAATCATTAACAACTTTAGTCAGAACCTTGTTGAGAGTGCGTTTGAGGGCTTTGATTTCAGCAACTTGTTTGCTGGCTTCGGTAACGAAGGTGGGGGCTTGGGTGGACTGCTAGGCGGCGGTCTCAGCAGCTTCTTCGGTGGCATAGGTGGCTTCTTTGGGTTCTCTCAAGGTGGTGTAGTACCTAGCACTCCATTCTCACAAGCTGGTAAGGACTCTGTCCCTGCAATGCTTATGCCGGGTGAAGTTGTTCTGTCTAAGAATGATGTCCGTGCTATGGACGCCAACAGAGGTAGCGGTCAACAAGTATTCAACATCAATGTTTCTGGTGATGTATCGAGACAGACTCGTAAAGAGATTGTTAAGA